GGAAAGAAAACTCAGTTGGGTCTCAAGATGTCCAAAGCTGTAAAGGCGGTAGGGTGTTCCAACCTAAAGACGATGATTGAGGCGGACAAGGTTCTCTTCAAAGACTATGATATTATATCAGAACTCACTACATTCATTCACAAGAGAAACTCATTTGAAGCTGAGGATGGATGTAATGATGACCTTGCAATGTGTCTCGTCATCTATGCGTGGTTGGTCGCCCAAGACTACTTTAAGGAACTCACCGACCAAGATGTTCGTAAGAGACTGTATGAAGACCAGAGAGATCAAATTGAACAGGATATGGCTCCATTTGGATTTATTAGTGATGGTCTAGAAGATGATGTAATTCAAGGTGATGATGGAACTCTTTGGAGAAAGACCGATCTTGATGATATCAACTCCACATATGGAGACATGAATTTTATGTGGGAGTATTATTGATGGACATTGGCGATAAGTTTGATCTAGAACATTTACTGTTTGTTGATAGAACTTGTAGGGTTTGTGGAGAGACAAAAAATCTTATTGAGGATTTTTATTTGACTAGAAAGGGTAGAGGATCATATCCTTCATCATATTCTTATGAGTGCAAAGACTGCACAAAGAAAAGAATTATTGTAAGTAGAATGACAAATAGAGTGTTTGACAGGTGGGAATATCCTGATTGGTAGTGTTCACGCATTGTTTCCCCGTTTGAAAAGGTGCCAAACAATAAATAAATTCAGATAACAAACTGAAACTTCTAGAGGAAATCAGATGGCTGGTTTAGGCTTAGTATCTCCTGGAATTAAGGTAAGGGAAGTTGACCTTACCCGTGGCGGAATTACAGGCGTAAGTGACCAGACTGGCGCCATTGCTGGACCATTTGTTAAAGGTCCTGTCAATGAGCCCATTCTCATTGAAAACGAGAAAGACTTGGTTGACACTTTTGGTGAGCCACAAGAAACCAGTGATCAATATGAATACTGGATGAGTGCTTCTTCTTACCTCTCATATGGCGGTGTCCTGAGAGTTGTAAGAACTGATGGTACGAACCTCAACAACGCTAACGCTGCCGTTGCAACTGGTTCTGGATCTTCAGTAACTAATTTAAAACTTAAGAACTTAGAAGAATATTATAACGGAAACGACACCCCAACTTCATGGTATTGGGCTTCTAGAAACCCTGGTACTTGGGCTAACGATCTTAAAGTTTGTGTCATTGACGCACAGACTGACCAAACCCTGACTGGCATTACAACATCAGGTATCGTTGTTGGTGCTGCAGTTACCCAGGCCTTTGGTGGTGCTCAGATTGGTGGTATTGGAACTTCACTAACACTGAACGGTCACCTGAAGGGTATCGTTACTGGTGTTGGTGCTTCAAGCATCGACGTAAAAGTTGTAAGTCAGGTTTCAACCGCTGGATCTACTACAAATGCGGAATATGAAAAGGGTGGTGCTTTCGAATTCAAGACATCCAGAGTTCTGAATATCGTTGGCGCAACTGGTGCTGCAACGACTTCGATTACAGTAACAAGAGATGTTGGCGGAACCAACGCTGGCCCTCTGCAGGTTAATGAAACACTTCTTCTCTTTAATACTGTAAGTTCTTCCATCACAATCGACCAAGCTGGTGGACAGGCACTTGCAATTGGTGCAACAGGTGTTAACCTCTCCAGCACTTCTGGTATTACCACTATTGGTGATAGTACTGCAAACGTCCTTCTGATTGGTGGAGAACTGATCGGTGTTGGTGTAACCATTGTTTCTGCAACTGGTTTCGTTGGTTTCTCTACAAGAGGTATCGACGGTACAACTGAGACTGCACACAACGATGGTTCCACAGTATATGTTCTTTCAAACGCTGGTGCTGCAACCACAGTAAGAACACTTCAAGCTTCAAGTACATCAACGACGATTGATGTTAATGCTCTGGGAAGTATTGATGTTAACGACTATGTAAGAGTTCAAACCGTTGGTGTTGGAACAACTGCTGAGATCATGAGAGTAACTGGTATTACTACCAACTCAGCTCTCACACCATCTACCGCAACCGATTGGTACGATTCACAAACACTGAATCTTGATAACTCTACCGTATACTGGAAGAACATTGCTCCTAAGCCTGGAACTTCTCAGTATGCTTCATCAAGGAACTCAAGATTTGACGAAATTCACGTTGTAGTTGTTGACGACGACGGAAAACAGTCTGGAACATCTGGACAAATTCTTGAGAAGCATCTCAGTCTGTCTAAGGCTAAGGACGCTGTACAGTTTAATTCACCTTCTTACTATAAGAACTACATCGCAGATAACTCCGAGTATCTGTTCCCTGGTTATGCACCACTTGGAAGAGCAACAGCATTCTCCTCTGGAAATACTGCCTTCACCGCTTCTGCTTCTGCATGGGGACAGAATGCACAAGGAGTTGTGTTCTCAGGTATTGGTAGATCGACTTATTCACTGCAAGGTGGTCATGATTACGGCGGTACTTATACCGCTCCTACTTACACCACATCTCTTGGCGATTTGATGACTGGTTACGATCAGTTCGCTAACCAGAGAGAGTATCCAATCAACTACCTGATCATGGGTCCTGGTCTTTCTACTAGAGACGAGACCGTTGGTAAGGCTAACAAACTGGTACAAATTGCAGAGAACAGAAAGGATTGCGTTGCAACCATTTCTCCAAGAAGAGCTGACGTTCTGAACGATCAAGCTCCACTGACAAATAGCGATACTCAAACTAACAACGTTCTCGCTACTCTGCAGGGAGTTAATTCCTCCTCATACGCTGTCATGGACAGTGGTTATAAGTACACCTTCGATCGTTTCAACAACAAGTTCCGTTACATCCCATGTAACCCCGACGTTGCTGGAATGATGGCAAGAACCTCACAGAATTCATTCCCATGGTTCTCGCCTGCTGGAACAACCCGTGGAACTGTTAACAACGCAGTTAAACTTGCTTATAACCCATCACAGGCTCAAAGAGATCTGCTTTACACCAAGAGAATTAACCCAGTTATCGCTTCTCCTGGTGGTGGTATTATTCTCTTTGGTGATAAGACTGCACTGTCCTACACTTCCGCATTCGACAGAATTAACGTCCGTCGTCTGTTCCTCACAATTGAGACTGCAATCGAAAGAGCTGCACGTGCTCAACTGTTTGAGTTCAACGATGCAATCACCAGAGCAAACTTCGTCAACATCGTTGAGCCTTTCCTCCGCGATGTTCAAGCGAAGAGAGGTATCACAGACTTCCTGGTTGTCTGTGATGAGAGCAACAACACTGCTGATGTGATCGACGCGAATGAATTCCGTGCCGACATCTTCGTGAAGCCCGCACGCTCTATCAACTTCATCGGCCTGACATTCGTTGCAACCCGCACTGGAGTTAGTTTCGAAGAAGTAATCGGCACAGTCTGATTATTAAATAGTACAGCACATCATCAACCGTTTAACAGGAGTAAGTAAAAATGCCTCAGCAAATCCCAAATACAGGGAGTAATGCGAGAACCCTGGATACCTTTAAATCGAAGTTGTTGGGCGGCGGCGTTCGCCCTAACTTCTTTGAGGTAGAACTCAAGTTCCCAACTCTGGGCATCGACGACAACGATGTAAGTGACAGAACCCGTTTCCTGGTAAAAGGAGCTAATCTGCCCGCTTCGATCATTGCACCAATTTCAGTTCCTTTCCGTGGAAGAGAACTGAAGATTGCTGGCGAGAGAAGCTTTGATAGTTGGACTATCACTGTTATCAACGATAGCAACTTTGTCCTGAGAGACGCCTTTGAAAAGTGGGCAAACATCATCAACAAAGTTTCTGATAACGCTGGTGAGGTTGATCCAACCGTCTATCAACAGGAAGCTTACGTTCATCAACTTGGTAGAGCACCAATCACTAATCAGGCTGGAGTTCCTGCAACTTCAGGAGCTACTGTTCCCATCCTGAGATCATACCACTTCCATGGCGTGTTCCCAACTAACGTTTCTTCGATCGAACTTTCTTACGATCAAAACAACGTTATCGAAGAATTCTCTGTAGAATTCCAAGTTCAGTGGTGGGAAGCCCTGAATGAAAATGGCCAGGTTGTCGTTGGTTGATAAATAGACCATAAGACAACACTGACAAAATGGCTAAATTATTCGGTTTCTCCATAGAGGGGGCTGACGGAGATAATCTGCCTAAGTCTGCGGTTTCTCCTGTTCCGCAGAACGAGGCAGATAAATCCGACTACTATGTTAGTAGCGGCTTCTATGGACAATATGTTGATATTGAAGGTGTATTCAGGAATGAGTATGATCTCGTTAAAAGATACAGAGAAATGTCTCTGCATCCAGAGTGTGACGAAGCGATTGAGGATATTGTAAACGAGGCAATTGTTTCCGATCTCAGCGACAGCCCAGTTGAGATCGACCTCCAAAACTTAAACGTCGGGGATAATATCAAAAAGATTATCCGCGACGAATTTAAGTATATTAAGGATCTCCTGGATTTTGACTCCAAAGCCCATGAGATTTTCCGTAACTGGTATGTTGATGGAAGACTTTATTATCACAAGGTAATTGATCTTAAAAATCCACAAGCAGGTATCCAAGAACTGAGATACATTGATGCTCTAAAGATCAAGTACGTTCGTCAGGTTAGAAAAAAAGATCCAAATCTGGCTAGACTGAATAGTAATGAACCAGTAAACTCACTCAGTCCAGAAATGGATGAGTATTTTGAGTATAATCCAAACTCAGGTAAATCTGGTGCATCTTATCTTCCAACCGCAGGCGGTGCAGCTGGTGGGATCAAGATTGCAAAAGATGCGATCACTTATTGCACTTCTGGTCTGGTAGATCGCAACAAACACAATACACTCTCTTGGTTACATAAAGCAATCAAAGCCCTGAACCAACTGAGAATGATCGAAGACTCTCTGGTTATCTACAGATTGTCTCGTGCTCCAGAAAGAAGAATTTTCTATATCGACGTTGGTAATCTGCCTAAAGTGAAGGCAGAACAATATCTTCGTGAGGTCATGAACCGTTATAGATCTAAGTTGGTCTATGACGCAAACACTGGTGAAGTTCGTGATGATAAGAAGTTCATGAGTATGCTTGAGGACTTCTGGCTGCCAAGAAGAGAAGGTGGTCGTGGTACAGAAATCACAACTCTACCAGGAGGACAGAACCTTGGTGAGATTACTGATATTCAGTACTTCCAGAAAAAACTCTACAAAGCTCTGGGTGTTCCAGAAACCCGTCTTGGTGGAGAAGGTGGTTTTAACCTTGGTCGTTCTTCCGAAATTCTCAGAGACGAACTGAGATTCAACAAGTTTGTTGGTCGTCTTCGTAAGAGATTCTCCAACATGTTCCTTGACATGTTGAAGACACAACTTCTTCTTAAGAACGTCATAACGCCCGAAGATTGGACATTGATGTCCGAACACATTCAGTTTGACTATATCTATGATAATCACTTTGCAGAACTCAAAGAAAGTGAGTTGTTCCAAGAACGCATCAATAATGCTGCACAGGCTGAACAATACGTTGGTAAGTATTTCTCGCAAGATTATGTAAGACGTAAGATCCTTCGTCAGACTGATGAAGAAATTGTTGATCAGGATAAACTGATTGCTGCAGAAATTGAGGCTGGTTTGTATCCAGATCCTCTCATGATGCAGTCAATGGAACTTGCAGGTGCTGCAATGGATCTACAAAACAAAGCTCCATCAACAGAAGATCCTCAAGTTGATGATAAAGCAGTTGAAGCCCCTGAAGGTGGCGAAATATAAATAATTTGTAGTGTATTTACATTATCGTGGATTCTGAACAATTTGTTGATTTGGTGTTGCAAGACGCACCCGCACATGAGATTAGTGATGCAATTAAGAATGTCCTGAATGCGAAAGCCGCAGACAGAGTTGAAGCTGGAAGACCTGTAGTTGCTGCAGATCTTTTTGGTGATGAAATTGAATATGAAGAAGATGACGTAACCCAAGAAGACCCTACCACTGAGGAAGAGGATGGCTAAGTTTAAACCATTATCAAATGAGGCGGATTTAGCCGCAGGTATTGGTAACAGCACCAGTGTTGGTAATGCTAGTGTTGTAAGAATTACTAATACTTCTGGTGCAACCGTTGTAGTTGGTCTTCAAACCTCTGGGTTTGTTGGGTTCTCAACTTTCACAATGCTGCAAGATACAAGCGATATCGTCGTTAAGAGACCTGATGATCTCGTCCATGTAACTGGTGGAACTGTGAGAGTTGTAAAAATCGCATTCACTCAATAAGAACAATGAAACTGATCAGAGAAGAAATAGAACAGGTAGAAGTTATCGTTGAAGAACGCAACGGTAAGAAGAACCTGTACATCGAAGGTATTTTCCTCCAAGGCGATATGAAAAATCGCAATGGAAGAATGTATCCCTGCGAAACCCTTGAAAAGGAAGTAGCCCGTTACAACGAAACTTTCATTCAAAAGGGTCGTGCTCTTGGTGAGCTGGGTCACCCCGATGGTCCTACTGTAAACCTGGATCGTGTATCCCACAAGATCACTTCTCTGGTTCGTGAAGGTAACAATTTCATCGGTCGTGCAAAAGTACTAAATACACCGATGGGAAACATTGCAAAGTCCCTTCTCGATGAAGGTGTCAAGTTGGGTGTTTCTTCCCGTGGTGTTGGTTCAGTCCGCATGAACAATGAGGGCGTGAACATCGTTGGTGAAGACTTCATGCTCGCCACAGCCGCAGATATCGTTGCAGATCCTTCTGCTCCTGATGCTTTCGTAGATGGCATTATGGAAGGTAAAGAATGGGTTTGGGATGGTGGAATTCTCCGCGAAAAATATGCAGAGAAGACATACAAACAGATCAATACTCTTGTCAACTCAAGACAGCTGCAAGAGAACAAGCTGAGACTTTTCCAAGACTTCTTGGGAAATCTCTAATTTATAAATAACAATAGATTAACTACACTTATAAAGTCTTAATCGGAGAGTTCAAATGTCCCGTGGTCAAAATTTACAAGAAATGGAAGTAGGCACTGCGCAATCCAAGACTGCCGTTAACGCTAACGCAAAGGCTGGCATGCCGATGGATACATCGGTGGCTGGTTCTGTTGAAGATCTCGGCGGACCTACTCCCGACAACTACAAGCCTGACAATGACTCCGCAAAACTGCGCGAGCCAAAAGTCGCAACTGTAAAAGACGTTGTTAATCGTGGCGCAAAAGCTGCGATGGCACCTGAAACAAGTGCAACACCTGTTTCGGTTCCTGAAGAAGTAGAAGAAACTCAAGAAGTCATCGAAGAAATCGTTGACGAAACTCCTGAGTACGACATCGAAGAGGACATGAATGCCCTCTTCTCTGGTGAAGAACTCACCGAAGAGTTCCAAGAGAAAGCAAAGACCATCTTTGAAGCTGCAATCAGTGCAAAGGTTGCACAAGTTGCAGCAGAGATGGAAGCAAAGAACGAAGAGCGTATCGTTGAGGAAATCGAGACTGTTAAGTCTGCCCTCGTCGAGCGTGTCGATTCTTACCTGGAGTACGTCGCTGACGAATGGCTCCAAGAGAATGAACTGGCCGTCGAACACGGTCTTAAGTCCGAAATGACTGAGAGCTTCCTCTCAGGCATGAAGGAACTTTTTGAAGCACATTATGTATCAATCCCTGAAGATAAATACGATGTTGTCGAGAGCATGGTAAACAAACTTGATGAAATGGAGACTAAACTCAACGAGCAGATCGAAAGAAATGTCTCCCTGAACAGCAGACTCGCTGAGTCGGTTGCCGATGGGATCGTATCTGAGGTTGCTGAGGGTCTTGCCCTGAGCCAAAAAGAGAAGCTCGCCCAACTCGCCGAGAGTGTTGAGTTTGAGAGTGAAGAATCATATCGTGAGAAACTGGTCACTCTGAAGGAGTCATACTTCGGTCAGAAAGTCCAGAAAGAGACTTCGGAGAAGGTGCTGAACGAAGAAGCCGCCCCTGATTACTCAGGTACTATGGCTCAATACATGAGCATCCTGAACCAAGTCGCTAAAAAGTGAATTTAAGATTATCAAACCCGTAAACACTTTAAATTAGGTAAAAGCAAATGTTCCAATCCGAGCATCTGCAGGAAAAGTGGGCACCTCTTCTGAATCATGAAGGCCTTGGTGATATCAAGGATGCCCATCGTAAAGCGGTAACCGCTTGCCTGCTGGAAAACCAAGAGCGCTTTATGCGCGAAGAAAGAGAATTCCTGTACGAAACCCCAACCAACTCCGCTAACGCCGCTGGCGCTGGTGGTGGATTCGGTGGTGGTTCGGCCGTTGGTGGCCCAACCGCAGGTTTCGACCCCGTTCTGATCTCACTGATCAGACGTTCAATGCCTAACCTGATCGCCTATGATATCGCAGGCGTTCAACCAATGAACGGTCCTACTGGACTGATCTTCGCAATGCGTTCCATGTACGGAACCGACCGCGATCCTTCAACTGGAACCGAGGCATTCTTCAACGAGCCCGATTCCGGCTTCTCCGCTCAAGACGCAGGTCTTGACCTGACTGCTGGTTTCACCTCCCGTAACGCTGGTTTCGGTACAACCGCTGCTCAGTCGGGTACTAACCCATCTGTTCTCGGTTCATCCAACGCCGCCCAGGCCCTCTACAACGTTGGTCAGGGTATGGTCACTGGTGATGCAGAAGCTCTTGACGGAACTGGCTCTAACGCCTTCCGCGAGATGGGCTTCTCCATCGAGAAGGTCACCGTTACTGCAAAGTCACGTGCCCTGAAGGCTGAGTACTCACTGGAACTCGCCCAAGACCTTAAGGCTATCCACGGTCTTAACGCCGAGGCTGAGTTGGCAAACATCCTGTCAACTGAGATCCTGGCTGAAATCAACCGCGAAGTCATCCGTACCATCTACAAGGTTGCTGAGTCTGGTGCTCAGGCTAACGTTGCTACCCAAGGTACTTTTGACCTGGACGTTGACTCCAATGGTCGTTGGTCCGTTGAGAAGTTCAAAGGTCTCCTGTTCCAAATCGAGCGCGACGCTAACGCAATCGCACAAAGAACTCGTAGAGGAAAGGGTAACGTCATCATCACTTCTGCTGATGTCGCCTCTGCCCTGACCATGGCTGGTGTACTTGATTACACCCCTGCCCTGAACGCTAACCTGAACGTTGATGACACCGGCAACACCTTTGCTGGTACTATCAATGGTAAGTATCGCGTCTACATCGATCCTTATGCCGCCTCTGGTGGTGCTGAAGCCAACCACTACTACGTTGTTGGTTATAAGGGTTCTTCACCTTATGACGCTGGTATCTTCTACTGCCCATACGTTCCTCTCCAAATGGTTCGCGCCGTTGGTGAGAACAGCTTCCAGCCAAAGATCGGCTTCAAGACCCGTTACGGCATGGTCGCCAACCCATTCGCCGAGGGTACAACCCAAGGTCTGGGCCGTCTGCAGCAGAACGCCAACCGTTACTATCGTCGCGTCAAGGTTTCGAACCTGATGTGATATAAATATCCTTACCGTGTGAAGGATAGTGCAGGGGGTCTTCGGACCCCCCTTTTTTTGTCTAAATACAAATAAAAGCCCATGGCTGGTAATCCCTGTTTAGAACAGGTATCAAACAGAAACTTTCTGTCACCTGTTGGATTTAAATTAAAAATCAATAAGTGTCCTAAGGTCGATTTCCTGTCGGTAGGTGCAAATTTGCCAGGCATCACTTTAGGGACTGCATTGCAACCAACTTACCTCAAGGACATTGATCTTCCTGGAGACAAGTTAGTCTATGACGATTTTCGTGTCAACTTTATTGTTGATGAAGATCTGCAAAATTATAGCGAGATCTATAACTGGATGATTGGACTTGGTTATCCAGATAGCCAAAAACAATTCATTGACCTGAGACAAGATGATGATTACTATCCCCAGATTGGTGATAGAGAAAATCCTCATGCAGAATTCTCTGATGGTACGTTAGAAATTCTTAACAGTAACCTGAGAGGTCAGGCATATGTTAAACTAGAAGGGCTCTTTCCTGTCGCGTTGAGCTCTCTTGACTTTGATGCAACTCAAACTGATATTAGTTACTTTACTGCATCAGTAACATTTAAGTACAAGATCTTCAAACTCCTTGATAAAAACTTCACTGAATTATGAATCTTGAGACAATTCAGGAGATGTGGGAGAAAGATTCCCAGATCGATCCTGATGAATTGCACACCGCCTCTTTGGTGGTCCCTTCGTTACATTCTAAATACTATCAGTTATTCAATGATCTAAGACTTCTTCGGGCAAGAGCTAAGAAGAGGTATCAAAGTATTCTCCACGAACGTCATCTTTATTATTCAGGAAAGGCTGAACCAGAAGTTTACATCGACGATCCTTTCCCATACAAGGTAAGAGAGAAGGATGCATTACAGAGGTATCTGGATGCAGACGAAAAACTGACTGAAGCCGAACTCAAGATTGAGTATTACGACACGATGATTGACTTCTTGGAGAATATTATCAAGACGATCCAGAACAGGACGTTCCAGATCAAGAATGCTATTGAGTGGCAGAAGTTTATTCGTGGATATGATTAGTATCTCTAAGAAAAATGAAGTATACCTGAGAGTCGAAGCAGAACCTCATGTTTATTACGAACTCAGTGATGAGTTCACTTTCGATGTCCCTGGGGCTAAGTTCATGCCCCAGTATCGAAACAAGTATTGGGATGGCAAGATAAGATTATTCAACACACAAACTGGTGAAATCTACGTTGGTCTTCTTGACAAACTTGTAGCCTTCTGTCGAAGATACAACTACGAATACCAGTTTACAGATAATAAGTTTTACGGAACACCTTTCGAAGAGAACGAGATGGTTTCTCTTGAAGGTGTTGGTGATTATATGAAAACCATCACAAGGTATGAACCAAGACCATACCAGATTGAAGGTGTTCATGATGCATTGAGATTTAATCGAAAGTTACTCATCTCTCCCACGGCTTCTGGAAAGTCGATGATGATCTATTCGATTGTTCGATATATGGTTGACAAAGGGCATGACGTTCTTCTAGTGGTTCCTACAACATCACTAGTTGAACAGATGTTCAAGGACTTTGAAGATTATGGATGGGACGCAGAATCATATTGTCACAAGATCTATTCTGGTAAAGAAAAGTATGATAATCGCCCAGTAACTATCACAACTTGGCAATCAATCTACAAGTTGGAGAAAAAGTTCTTTGCAAGATATGGTTGTGTGATTGGAGATGAAGCTCACTTATTCAAGTCTAAGTCTCTTGTCAGTATCATGACCAAACTCTGTGATGCAAAAT